CCAATCAGCAGCGACGAACACCGGATACCGATCGGCAGCGACGAACACCGGAGACCAATCAGCAGCGACGAACACCGGATACCAATCAGCAGCGACGAACACCGGAGACCAATCAGCAGCGACGAACACCGGATACCAATCAGCAGCGACGAACACCGGAAACCAATCAGCAGCGACGAACACCGGATACCGATCGGCAGCAGAAGTAACCGGAAAAGAATCAATAGCCATAGTAACAGGGAAAGATAGTAAGGCTAAAGGCAGCATTGGTTGTTGGATAGTTCTTACAGAAAGAGGGGAATGGGATGGCAATGTGTATCCGATTAAAGAAGTTAAAGCTGTAAGGGTTGATGGTGAAATTATAAAACCTGACACTTACTATAAGTTAATCAATGGTGAAGTTATTCCGTGTGAGTAATCTATTCCCGGTTTGTCTTGATCGGCATTCCGGGAGCAATTTAAACCACTTTAAATAATATAAAATATGGAAGAAAAGAATGTTACGGAATTGCAAATTATTCAAGCTAAACAGGCAGCAGAATTTGCAATGACACCTGTAGGACAGACTGTCAAACAATTTGAAGTTATGCAACGCATGGCAAAAATGTACACCGAAAGTACTATCGTCCCGGATACCTATAAAGGGAATATCGGGAACTGCGTTATTGCATTGGATATGGCTATGAGAATGGGATGTAACCCTTTGATGTGTATGCAAAATCTTTATATCGTACACGGCAATCCAGCTTTTAGTAGTAAATTTCTGATAGCGACAATCAACGCAAGCGGACGTTTTTCCCCACTTCGTTATGAATTTAAGGGAGAGGAAGGTACTTTGGAATATGGATGTCGCTGCATTGCCTATGAGTCATCCGATAAAGAACATAAAGAACCGCTTCATGGTGATTGGATAACTATTGGGATGGCGGACAAAGAGGGCTGGATAAAGAAGAACGGCTCAAAATGGCAATCAATGCCCAGTCAAATGCTTCGCTATCGTGCTGCTGCTTTTTGGCAACGTGTATATTGCCCGGAGATTTCAATGGGATTAATAACCAAAGAAGAAGCTGACGATATCCAGGATGTAGAATATACTGAAATACCTACCAAGGATAAATTAGCAGAAATAGCTGCTAGAGCTGCCGGGGTTGTAGATACGGAGTCTGAAGAAAACAACGAAATCCAAAGTAAGCAATCTGTTTAAAATTTATGTAACAATGGAAGCTCAACATTCTTTAGAATGGTATCGTAAACGATTAGGTCATGTCACCGGCTCACGTGTCGGTGACTTGATGAAATCTGGTAGAAAGAAAGAGGAAAAGTTTGGCGGGACTGCAATATCTTATATGTATCAGTTAGTTGCTGAAAGAACTATGAATCCGGATATTGTGAATGATGACAATGCATTCGAAAAATATCTTATGCGAGTTGGAATATCATCAAAGACTATTGAATGGGGGAATAAAAGAGAGCCGGAAGCTCGTAATATCTATAATAGGATAAAAGGATGCAATATGATTGAAACAGGTTTCTGTTTACACCCATCCATACCTTTTTTTGGCTCTTCTCCTGATGGATTCTATTGCAGTGACGAAGGAGAAAAAGGCGTTTTGGAAATCAAATGCCCGGATCAGGATACTTTTATGAAGTATAGTACGGAAGTAATTGATAACGCAGGATTACTGTTGATAAAACCAGAATATTTTTACCAGTGTCAATCTCACATAATGGTAACTGGTGCCGAATGGTGTGATTTTGTTGTTTATTGTCCTTTTCAAAGTATTCCTATCCATATTGTGAGGATATTACCGGACTATATGACTTTTAAGCTTATAGAAAAAAGAATATCTATGGTTAACAAATGGATTGACAATGTAATGGATTTATGGAAAAAGAGATTAACGAAATAAACGATTACCTGAATATTACCTGCTCAAATAATCCGGTAGAGATACAAGAGAGAATATCAGTCATAATGGTGTATTTGAACCGGTCCGGTGAAATGCTTGCGGATGCGAAGAAGCTGCTCCGGAAGAAGAAATCTACAGAAATAAGCAATACCATCATCGCAATAGCGAAAGAGCAATGCTTGTCGGCAAAGGTGCAAAACGCTTTGCTTGACAGTATAGCGGAGGACGAGTCGTATTTAGTGGATCGGCTTGACCGGCTTAATGCTGCCTGCACGCATCAATTAGATGCTTTACGCACTTTGTTGAGTTACGAGAAGGAAGCAATGAGATTAAATAAAACTGGATATTAGAAGGTATTATTCCAAATAGCTGTTATTTGGAAGTTTTGAAATAAAATAAAGCCAAATGAGTAAACAATCAGAAAACAGAGAAAAGCAAGGGTTCCAGAAGAAATGCCCATGCTGTAATAATTGTCTTCACTTTACAAGTGAGATAGTGAAAGAACCTTCTTTTGTTCCTGGAAGTTATTGGGAGCGTGAGAAGAATCTTCGTTGTGGAATTGGTGGTTTTAAGGTTATTAAATCAAATTGGTGTCAACAACATAAGTTTGGTGAAAATAATGCGAAAAACTAAAGTAATCCACGTCTACCTGATCTTCGAAAAGCGGAACTATTACTTCAGTTCGGTAACGGGTATCTTCCGGCATTTATCCGAAGATCAGATAGGCATCAAACAAAGCACATTGTCTCACAATATGGGAAATACTATTGTAACCGGTAGGGCTATAATCCGCAAAAGTGAGCTGTTAAGATAGCTTTGTTAACCTTTTACCCCAGTCTGCTTGTCTGTGAAGATTGGCGGGCGAACATGGGACAAAATGGTCATAGGGCGCTAAGACTAAATGAACGGAAATTCTGAGTGTACATAAGAATGGATGTCATCAAGACCGGTGCCGGGGATGTGTGAGTAAATTTAGTCGAAAACCTATCCGGACGATACTTGTGCAGGTTCGACTCCTGCTTGTCCCACATAAATGTGAGCCACACATAAATGGCAAGGGTTAGTAAATAATGGTTGTGCCCCGGAGAATACGCTTCGGGGCTTTTAATTGGAAAGCATGGAATATAAGGCAATAATTAAAGGAAACGCTCCTTCTAAGGCTAATTGTTACAAGATAGTATCAATCAACGGGCACGGATGCCTAGCCAAAACTTCTGCATTGAAAAAGTATGAGGAATCCTTTATTTGGCAGTCTGGGAAATTGAGGGATTTACATATCAACGAACCGTTTGAGTTCTACATTGATGTGTACTACCCAAGTAAACGCAGTGATCTTGATAATGTATTAAAACTACAACTGGATGTACTCCAGCGAATCAAATGTATTAAGAATGATAACAATTGTTGTCTTATTCATGCACGCAAGTTTGTAGACAAGGAAAATCCACGTGTGGAGATAATGATTAAAACTTTGGATTAAAAAATAAAATTTTCATTTGGTATTTTGAAATTTGGGTGTATCTTTGCGGTGCAAGTACGCCAAACCTGCATTAACATATTTATTTGGAATGGGCTTTTTTTATGTCCATTAGATACTTATACCACAAAGATATAAGGCTATTGTTCTCTCGTGGATACTCATTCCAATAATGCGTATCAGGTTTGGCGACTTGGAGAGGCGATAGCCTTTCTTTTTTTAATAACTCAAATTTCATTCACAGAATGCCAAACCTGATGAAATTGAGCAGCAATCGAAGTATAGTAAATTGTAGACTCACGTCTGCACACGACACGTGCATCTTATCATTATCTTCTTCAACCGAAGAAATCAAACGTTATTTCAAAACTATTCTGGCTATTTCCAAAATGGAAATAACCTATCCTGTAAACCTTGATAGTTGCTGGATGTTGTGCTATTCAGCAAAAGACAAGGCTGTACGAGCTTTAAAAGAAAATTTCATAGAAGGCGTTGATTATCAGCCGATCGCCCAAAATGGTGAGCGAACGAGAGGCGGGCAAAATAAGATTGACTACTACCTCTCCGTCTCCTGTCTTGAATACTTCATCGCTCGCAAGGTACGCCCTGTATTCGATGTGTATCGTGAAGTATTCCACAAGACAGCCGAAGTGCTTCCGAAAGTAGCCAAATCAAGCGCAGCAGACAAACGAAGAATAGCGGCACTTGAAAAAGAGCTTGAACGAACAAGGGAGGCTCTCCGCTGGACTAGAATAATCGAGCGACAGGAAGTAGAGCTAAAGTGTTCATGTTTCCATTATCTCGTTAAAACGAAACAGTACGATAAATGGGAAGAATATAGAAGAACGGGAATAATCAAAAGATAACAGCCATGATTGAAATATTAATCGTGTTTGGTAGCCTATATGTGGGCTACCTCACTTTCCGCAAAAAGGGAGAGAAGCTATTTTATTAAGTAAAATCTAAAATCAAATAATATGAAATCAATAAAAGAAGTAATCAATGAGATAGAGCACATTCCGAAATGCCCTAGAAGTGGAGAATTTAACCTTTACTACCTAATAAAATTACATATCAAAAAGGGAGGGAAGGCAGCATGAGAGATAGTTTTATTTTCTATAGAAGTTTTTACGAGGCAATCAAAGATTTGCAGAGAGATATTCAGGGTGAGATTTACACGGCTATAATGGAGTATAGCCTATATGGTAAGGAAACTGATAATCTAAAGCCGGTTGCTCGTAGTATCTTCACATTGATAAAACCTCAAATTGATGTGAATAACAAACGATTTGATAATGGTTGTAAAGGTGGTCGACCTTTAAAGAAAGAAACCAAAGAAAAACCAAACAATAACCAAAAAGAAACCAAAGAAAAACCTAATGATAATGATAATGTAAATGATAATAATATAAATAAAGAATCTACTAACGTAGATAAGAAAGAAAGTCCTCCAAAATCCGATTATGAAAGATTTAATGAATGGCTCAAAGAACATACTCCTAATGTTCTTAAACTTCAAAGACAAATAACCGAAGAGGAGTTTCTGAAACTAAAAAAGAAGTATTCATACGATCAGATAGTTGATATACTTCAAAGCATGGATAATTACAAGGATGCTCCTAAAAAGTATACTAGCGTATATCTGACGTTTTTAAAATGGGCTAAGAAAGAATATGGAAGTTAACGTGCAATTACGTGATGAGGATGCCGAAAAGCTAGTCCTTGGCACTATAATGATAAACCGTGATGCTTTTGAAGAAGTGAGGGAGATGTTGAGCAAAGAATGCTTCTATAACTCCTTTCATCAGGAAATTTATAAGGCAATTATTCAGGTCGCATCTTCCGGTGACAGACCGGATATGATTACGGTAAAGAATAAGCTGGTTGCTAACGGTATTAAATTTGAGCCATATCTGTTTGTAAGCATAGCTTCTAACCAAACGTTTGATTTGGGACAGTATGCCGCTCGTCTCCATGACCTTGCCATCAGACGGAAATTTTATGAGATTGGGCAATATCTTGTTTCAAACTCATATACTGAATCAGAGGATATATTGGATGTAACCAATACTGTTTCTGACCAACTATCTTCTCTTTTCAAATCAAGCAGCAGCGTAATATCAACTATAAACGAAGGGCTTGAGAGTGTATATCACATGATAAACGAGAATTTGAATGGCGGAAAGCCTTTGACCGGCACTCCTACCGGATTTGAGAAGATAGACAACAAATCGGGAGGACTTCAAAAATCGGACTTGATAATCATTGCCGGTGAGACTAGTCAGGGGAAAACGAGCCTAGCGGTATCTATCATGCGAAATGCGGCATCTTTAGGCGCCAAGGTAGCCATGTATTCGATGGAGATGAAAAAAGAGCAAATAACGGCTCGTATTCTTTCCATGGAAAGCGGAGTGCCAGCAAATGAGATCATGTATTCCCGTTTGACAGAATCCCAGTTGCAATCTGTAGATAAGGGAATCGGGAAAATATCAGGAAAGAGTATTTATTTCGATGATCGTAGCACCTCCAATATTGACACTATTCTTTCATCTATCCGGTATATGAAACTTAAATTCGGAATAGATGGCGCTATTGTTGACTACCTGCAGATTCTTAACGTAAACATGAAGGGAGCCAACAAGGAGCAACAAATGGGAGATGTGACAAGGCGATTGAAGAATCTTGCTAAGGAGTTAGACATTTGGATTATTGCTTTATCTCAATTAAACAGGGACAATATGAATCCGGTTCCGTCTTTAGCAAGATTACGGGATAGCGGTCAGATAGCAGAAGCTGCAGATGTGGTCATGTTGGTTTACCGTCCGGAAGTGAAAGGTAAGTCATATCCGGGAGATTTTTCCCACGTAGATACAAGAGGCACGGCAATGATAGATATTGCGAAAGGTCGAAATATTGGTTTGCTGAAATTTATTTGCGGCTTCAATGCTTGTACTACATGTTTTTATGAGTTGGATAATATCCCCATTTCAAGTGGAATGGTAAGTGATGAAGAAGATTCTCCAGCTTTTTAACGTCATCGAATTAAAAGGCTCTTCACGAAGATGATACTTCAAGGTTATCCGGTAATCTGTAACGGCATTCATTACAACGGAAGACATCTGAAGCCTATGTGCAAACGATGCTCGTTATATAGCAGAGTAAAGCAGCCATCAAAAAGTTCATGGCGCATAAGTGGAATCGATAAATGTATAATAAATCATGTAGTAGGAACAACAAATCTTAATACAACGCTCAACTTAACCTATGTGTTGACAGATGTCGTAGAAACCCTTCTCTATGATTTGAGAAGTGAAATGGGGAAGCAAGGCTATGAGTTGCGCCACGATGCGAAACGCAATTTCAACACAGCTATAGCTTCTATTCGTAAATTGAAACAGGACGTTGACAAAACCCAGTTCTCCACACAGGAGAACTTTGGAAACGACTCCGATTGCCTTCTTGCGTTTATCAGATTGTTGGTAGACCGGTGCGGAGACGATGATAAGAAGATGTTCGAGTTTTATAATTACATCAAGCGGTTCCCTTCACAGCTTGGGTTGGAGCTGGCTGATGAGAAGAGTGTGTTTGCGCATATATTTGATAATTGATATTCATAACGATATAGAAATGAGTGAATTATATATACCCATAGAACGCCCTACAAGGAATTTGGTAAATGGCAGGTTCCTGAAAGGTCACACCCCTCATAACAAAGGTAAGAAGTTGAAATTCCATTCAAGATGGAGTAAACGTAGATGCTTAAAGAATTTGGAAAAAGGACGTAGCATGCCTCACAAAACTGGTGGTGGTACTAACAAGAAGGCGGTTGTAGCAATTAAAGATGGAAAGTTAGTCGGTAGGTATGATTCGGTAATATCTGCCGGTGAAAAGCTGAATATTACTGCTTCTCACATCAGTGATGTCTGTCTAAAAAAGAAAGGGCATAAAACGGTGAGAGGTTATAAGATGTATTTTGAAAGTGATAATGATTGGTTGGCAGAAATAGACTATAAACGATGACGAGTCAGGATGTTATTAGAATCTTCGACCTCGAAGATATTAATGACCTTCCCAGTGCCATAATGGGCTTATTGGAAGGAAATTTAGAGCGAAGAGATGAGGTTTATTGTGAACTTATCCGGTTGAACGAAAATGACATGTCTTACGACTGGTTTCAGAAGTTATACGAGTTTGAATTGGCAGAGAGTAAGCAGAAAGGTCAGTTTTTCACTCCTAAATCTCTTGGTATTCTTTGTTCGGCATTAACCGGTCAGAGTGGGCATGTACATGAGCCGACAGCAGGAAATGGTTCTATGATAATTGCCGACTGGCAGCAGCGTCGTAACAAAGTTGCTCCGTGGGATTATTTTCCATCTCAGAATATGGTGACATGTTGGGACCTGTCTGCAAGGTCGATTCCCATCCTGCTTCTCAACTTGTCTATTCGTGGAATTATGGGATATGTTTATCATGGAGATGCGCTCACTATGGAAGTAAAGCAAAAGTATATCCTACTCAACCGGAAAGACGATCCGCTTGCTTTTTCAGAGATTATCAAAGCCAATATTAACGATGTAATAAAACAAAAATCATGAAACTGGATGATGTGTATAAGGAATGGATTCATGTAAAGGCAAGACAGGTGAAGCTCAGTTCATTGTCTACTTATCAATTGATATATCTAAGAAAGCTGGCTCCTGCGTTCGGAGATATGGAGATAGAACAGTTGAATAAGAAAATCATTGTTCCATTTTTAAATGACCTGATGGATACGGCAGGATTGTCCGTGAAATCTTGCAACGACATACTTATAGTTTTGAAGATGCTGATTCGATTCGCTGATGAAGATCTGGACCTTGAGGTACATAACATTACATGGAAGATGATATGGCCGAGCAAGAACAAGATAGCCGCTCAAAAACTGGAACGTTATTCTCCGGCTGAATATAAGAAGATAGTGGATTACGCTTTGGAGAACCCGTCTCCTCGGAATCTTGGGATTTTGCTGACGATATGTTCCGGTATGCGTGTAGGTGAGGTATGTGCCTTGCAATGGGAAGATATAGACCTTACAAACAAAACCATACATGTATGCAAGACTTTGCAACGTGTATATGTGCCGGATAATGAAGGGGTATTTGGTAAGGCAAGAACCCATATCGAGATTGGTACTCCCAAAACTTCAAACTCCGATAGATACATTCCCATTTTAAAGAATATTCTTCCTATGGTCAAGAAGTTTGCTGCCGTATGTAATCCCAACTACTATGTATGCACTTGCGATGAACACTATACGGAGCCACGGACGTTACGCAATTATTATAAGGAGTTTATACTTGAAAAGGTAAAACTGGACCATTGTATCAAGTATCATGGGCTTAGGCACACTTTCGCTACAACTCTTATTGAGAATAAAATTGATGTCAAAACTGTGTCGACCATCCTTGGGCATTCAGACGTGAGCACCACGTTAAACATATATGTGCACCCGTCCAATGAGGCCAAGACTGATGCTGTTAATTTAGGATTAAGGAGAATTTTTAAATAATTCAAATCGATATAGAAATGAAAATAAGATTAGCAGAAAAGATTCTTTATGTTACTTCTGTATTCGGGAATTGGGACAGTAATTATCAGCCCTATTCCGTTCCACAACAACAAAAGGCTTTGAAAACTTTGAAAATTCCGATGGATATTAGAGAAGCGATGTTGGAATATGGAGTATATGGAAAGATTCCGGTTGAATACAGGAAGTATAATCCGATTGAGGTAGCGGAAATCATGCTTAATAAAAATATGAATCCTGCCTCTGTAAAAGAGTTCCGCAGGTGTATGAAGCAGATTTTAGGCAAATAATTCAAATTGATATAGCAATGAATAAAAAGGAGCAGCAAGCAATCGACTTTCTTTGTAGCATGGAATGCGATTTACCCTTAAATCTCGGCTTTTCCGGTGGTAAAGATAGCGTTGTTATTCTTGACCTTGCAGAACGGGCAGGCATTAAGTATAATGCCATCTACGCCAACACCACAGTAGACCCGCCGGGAACAATTAGCTTTATAAAGAAGAACTATTCACAAGTGCAAATTATGCACCCGGAAAAATCTTTCTTCAAACTGATTGAGGAGAAAGGCTTTCCGTCCCGCTTGCGTAGGTTCTGCTGTGAAGTATTAAAAGAACGTTATGGAATTGGCAAACGTAGTATTGAAGGAATGAGAGCCACTGAAAGCCGGAAACGGAAAGATTACGAGCCGGAACAATGCGATACACGTAAGTGGATGAAAGGTGCAAAGCATATTCTTCCTATTCTTACGTGGACGGAAGAAGATGTCTGGAATTACATTCGTAAGCGCGGTTTGCCCTATTCAAAGTATTACGATGCTCCATACAATTTGAACCGTCATGGGTGTGTTGGTTGTCCTCTTTGCAATTTTAAGCAGATGCAATTAGAGTTTAAGATATTTCCCGGCTATGCCAAAAGAATGATAGTAGCTATTGAAAGATATATGAACACTCACCCAAATGGTTTCCTTTCCCGCAATTTTGCGGATGGCTACGAAGCTTTCTATTACTACATTAACGAAATACCTATTGCGGAATTTCACGAGCAAAAGAAAGGTTTATTCGGTTTCAGTGCAAAGGAGATTATTCAAAGAGAAATTTTAAATCAATTAGAGTAAAACAGAACAGATATGAGCAAATTAGTAAAAGATATACAGACTAATCCAAAACCGATGTTTTACGCATGTGTTTTGGAAGGATTGCGAAAAATAGCTTTGAAGTGCGGGTATGCACTTGCAGTTCATGGAACATGTGCATCTGATCTCGACTTAATAGCTGTACGATGGAGCGATAACTACGAGTCACCTACCTATTTAATGGAACAGTTCGTGCAGGAGTTAACTCATTATAGCTTCTGTGAGATGGATACTATTGAATTAACATGCCCGGAAAGAAGATATAAGAATCAGATACATTATTCTATCCCGATTATCGGTGATTGGTATGTGGATTTGACTGTTATAGATTGCGTTTAACTAATAACAAGGATAGAAAGGAGCAAAATAATGCCAATAAGTGAAGTGTATAATATGGACTGTATGGAATACATGAAGGGTATTCCTGATAAATTATTTGATTTAGCTATTGTTGACCCGCCTTATGGGATTAACGCTCCCAATATGACAATGGGAAGCAACATGAACCGTAAACATGGTGGGTATAATGGCGAAAGCATAGCACAACGATTGAAGAAGGGAAGATTAAACCAAGGTGCGGGAAAGTTGAAAAACAGGGTATTGAATACAATGTCATGTGATTGGGATTTCACCCCGCCTACTGATGAATACTTTCAGGAATTGTTCAGGGTAAGCAAAAATCAGATTATATGGGGTGGAAATTATTTCCGGTTACCCCCGACCCGTGGAATTATTTTTTGGGATAAAATGCAACCGTGGGAAAATTTCTCCCAGTTCGAACTAGCATGGACATCCTTTGACAAACCTGCAGCAATGATTCGGTTATCCAATACTGGCGGTGCCAACAAAGAAACAAAAATCCATCCGACACAAAAGCCTAAAGCCTTGTATCACTGGATTTACAAGAAATATGCCAATCCGAAAGATAAAATACTCGATACTCATTTGGGAAGTGGCAGTAACCGGATTGTTGCATTTAAAATGGGATTTGACTTCTATGCTACCGAAATAGATGTGGAATATTTCAAATCACAGGAAAAAAGATTTCGTCATGAATGTCTTGGTGAAATAGAAACAGAGAAAGGAACTTTAGTACAAACAAGCCTGTTTGGTATATAATATTCATAAAAATTTATCCTTTAAAATAGAAAGGGAGAACCAGCGAGCACGACCAAGCTTAATTCTCCCCAAATCTTACACGATTATGATGCAAATATACTATTTACTTTTTAAATAATAGAACAAAAAAGAATGAAAGAACTAGAAATTGCCGCCCAAGAAGAATTAATGCATAGCTATTCATCTTCTACCGTAATTATTAGCACATACGGAGAATCTGCGAGAATAGAAAAATGTGAATCGTTCTTTTTCAGCCAAGAAGCAATGATTAATATGTTTCGAAAAGGTGCAGAATGGCAGGCAAAGCAATCCCCGTGGATAAGCGTGAAAGAACGATTGCCGGAAGAAAAACAACGTGTTTTAGTTGTCCGTAATAGTGGATTAATCTGTGAATCTTGTTGCAATTTAAGAAACAAGAGCTGGCTTATATATGGATTTGGATATGTATATGATGTCGTCGTATGGATGCCCATCCCCTCTTTCGATGAGATACTCGAAGCCAACAGGGATGTACTAGAACGGATTAAAGAAAAAGGAGACTGACCGATGAGGTTTGTATTACTTATACTTATGATAATCATGCTATTCTCTTGTAAAGATGATATAGCTGGTCCTTTAAAAGGAGGAACTATGATTACTGTTAAGGGAGACACTATTGAGTTTTATGGAGGAACGTTGACTTATAGCAGATTTGGCTCTAGAAGTATTAGGGATATTGCAATTAATGACTTAAAGGAAAAAGGAGATTGAATATGGAAATAAAGAACGGAATAATAATAGACGGAGTGCTGCATGAAATAGCGTCAATAAGAGAAAAATATCCGTGTGACAATTGCAGTTTGCAAGAAAAATGCGATAAAATAGTCTTATGTACATTAATTGCTGGAAGGCATAATTCTGATGAACGTTTTGTTAATCGTGGCAAAGTTACAGATATTAAGATAGATAAGGAGGAATAACTATGGGATTTACAACACCGTGCTTTATACACAAAAATACACCGGAACTTCGGAAGAAGTTGGAGGAGTTGGGGTATGTTAAAAATTCCCCAATATGGACGGATAATTGCAGTATAATATGGGCTTATCAATATCCAGTGAAAGGATTTGATACTCCTAATTATGTGATTGCAAATTCTTTTGATATTCCTTTTGATAAACACAGCCTCTTATGTGGGGAATTTATTGATTTCGGAACCAACGAAGAGCTTTTCTTGGCTATTGCTGCATTAAGGGATGATACAAATGAAAATCAGTGGTTTATTTGCGATGTAAATCATTGGGATAGATCGGACAATGGAGAAGCAACAGTTTATGCTGAAATAGGAGAATGGATTTTTTGTAAATCCAATGACGATGATTGTGCACGAGATAATCATTATCACAAGGCTACCGTTGAAGAGCTAATCGAACACTTTAAAGGAAAGGAGAAATGAACGATGCACCAGTGTGAATATTGTTGTTGGTATAATGATAGATGTGGGAATTGTGATTGTCCTACAGTTATGAAAAGACAAGCGTGTGAAAAAGCTAAAAATGCCAAAGAGTACAATGAAAAACCTAAAATAAAATAGTCATGACCGAAGAACTTGTAACATTAGAAACAGCGAAAATGCTGAAAGAGAAAGGGTTTAATGAGTATTGTAAAGATATTATCAGGGAAGATAATGGTCGGATGATGCAATCTGTGTTCCGAACCAATAAGGACTTGCCTAAAGGTGCATATTCTCGTCCAACTCAGTCGATTGCTGCTAAGTGGCTACGTGAAACCAAGAACCTACATATTTCCATCATTAGAAACGCTTGCGGCTATGGCTATGATATATGCAAAGCTGATAATGGCACTCATATAACCGATGGAATATTTAAAGGTCCTAACGATGGTGGTCAGTGGGACACCTATGAAGAAGCATTGGAAGTTGGAATACAAGAAGCATTAAAACTTATATGATTATGGAGAATGTCAATTTGAACGAACTGCGTAACCGTGCTTATAAAACCGCCTGCGAGCATGGATTTCATGATACAGAACTGAGCAATGAACACCTTATTTGCCTTGTTATATCTGAACTGATGGAAGCTGTAGAAGCTGACAGAAGAGGAAAACAGCCCAATGTAATGCAATTCGAGAGGGGTATCTCATATCCTATGAACGATTTCAAGAAGGTGTATGATTATTGTATTAAAGGCACTGTAGCCGAAGAACTTTCCGATGCCGTTATCCGTTTGCTCGATTTGGCTGGGCTTCGCAACCTCAATCTTAATAGGTTTGCACTTGTAAATGTAGTGTCTAAAAAGAAAACATTTACTGAAAATATCTATGCCATCGTAAAAGATATAATGAATTATAAATATTCATTGGAAGAGCAGGTTAATTATGCGATTACGCAGGTGTTTGTCTTGGCTGATATGCTGGGTATAGAGCTGTTTTGGTATATCGAGCAGAAAATGAGATATAACGAATTACGAGAAAACAAACATGGGAAAAGATATTAATAATGAATAAGGTTACAAACAATTGCCTAATCTATCCCATCAGTATAAAATCATTCACAGCCAGTATAAGAATGATTTTAAAAAGTTTTTGGTTGAACAAGTAAAACAAAGAAAGGATGAATAATATATTCACAATATGCTATTCAGAAGAAGAAGCAAATGAAATAGGTCACTTCATTTTGAGTAGAGGATACGAGGGTGTTCAAAATGATAGCTATAGATATTGTCGTGAAGCGATTTGGTGGGCTTTCAAAGAAGCTAGAAGGCATCATTCAAATTGCATCTACGTTGGCGTTGCAGGTTGTCAAATGACTGTATCAAAATCAAAGCGAGGTCTTAGACGACATGGTCTTAAATACATAGAGAAAAGGCGAATGTTTTACAAATTACTAAGTAAGTATTGATAAATGATTATGAAACAAGAAATAGACAACAACCTACTGGCTGACTGCTTTGAATCAGCCATGAGAGAGAAATTCCTAGAAAAAGACTGGGAGATTAAATTATGGGCTTATTCCCTGTATAATGCGAATATGTGGGGGAGGAGTGTAAAGTAATAAACAGGAAATTATTAACTTTGTGCTACATGTCAAGTGGCATGTAGCTAATCAGACGAAAAGACCATGAAGCTATCAGTTAAACAGGAAAATTTTTGCAATTACTATATTGAGTGTGGAAATGCGTCCGAGGCTTATAGGCGTGCATATTCTTGCTCAAAGATGAAAGAAAAACAAATTTGGGAAGAATCATCTAAACTATTAAATAACCCAAAGGTTTCCCAAAGGATAAAAGAGCTTCAAGAAGAGCTAAAGAAGAAATCAGACATTACAAAAGAAGAAGTATTGAAGATGCTAAGAAGCTTTATGTATGCTGATATACGCAATTTCCTTACCATAAAGGACGGCAATGTTACTTTCAAAGATAGTGAAGACTGGACTGACGAAATGGCAATGCAAGTCGAAAGCGTGAAACAGGGGAAAGAGGGGATTGAAATAAAACTGAATGGGCGTACATGGACTATCCAACGACTTTGCAAAATGCTTGGTTTTGATTCTCCGCAAGATATGAATATAAACATTGCATCTCCTATGACCAAAGAGGAAGCCAAACGAATAATAGAAGACTTATGATGGGGGAAGGATATGATTATATACGGGCGTTTTGCCTATCAGGGACGTTAAACTATACGAGATATTTCTTTAAAGCAAGATTCGGTCGCAAATTTGTAGTAAATGACCATCACGTAAAGATATGCCAGGCTCTTGATGATGTGATTGACGGAAAGATAAAGAAGCTGATTATAAACATAGCTCCAAGATATTCCAAGGCTATTGATAATGAAACACCGATGCTAACCATGAATGGTTGGAAAAAGGCTTCAGAAGTACAAATTGGAGATTATCTTTTTGGAAGTGATGGTAAGCCGACTAAGGTACTTGGAGTTTACCCGCAAGGTATAACAGATGCTTATAATGTTGAATTTTCCGATGGAACTCATCTTGTTACAAGTGGGGATCATTTATGGGCTGTTCATGAACGTAAGAGATGGGATAAACTTAAAGGTCAACATAAAGTAATAAAGCGTACAAAAGAAATGTCTGAAAGGCTATATGATTCTGATGGACATAAAAAATATGACATCCCGATTATAAAGCCTATTTCTCCTATAAGAAATGAGGAAAAGATATTGCCAATTGACCCATATCTTTTCGGATATTGGCTAGGTAATGGTTCGAGCTATAAGGCTGAATTTTGCACAATGGATATTGAAGTAGTTCAAGCATTTAGATCCAAATATCCGATAACAATTAGGACTCATCAAAATGCAGGGAAAGCTACAGAATATGGAATTCGTGGAGGATTTGTGAGTACGCTTAAAAAACTTGGGGTAATCGGTAATAAACACATTCCAATTCAGTATCTATTATCCGATATTGACAGCAGATTTGCACTTCTTCAAGGGATGATGGACTCTGATGGGACATGCGGGGCAATTTCTCATCAATGTTCTTTATGTTTTGTAAATGATCGCTTAAGGAAAGATGCAAGGACTCTAATAGAAAGTTTGGGAATGTATTGTACGGAATGTGGCCCTATTATAATGATTCGTAGTCCTAAGAATCCCTTCAGATTAGAAAGGAAAAGCCGAAAGTATAAGCCTTTAAATAAGCGGCATTTTTCAAAACGATTTATTACGGCTATTACTAAGGTTCAAGATAGAGAGACTATATGTTTTAGAGTAGACTCCGAAGATCATCTTTTTGCAGCTGGAAGAGATTTAATACTTACTCATAATACAGAATTAGTGGTTAAAAACTTTATTTCATATGGTCTTGCAGTCAATCCTTCTGCCAAATTCCTTCATTTATCTTATTCAGATGATCTGGCCAATGATAATTCAGAAGAGGTAAGAGATATAGTTAAGTCGGAAGAATATAAGCGTGTATTCCCTTATGTAGACATAAAGAAAACAAGCGATGCAAAAAAGAAGTGGTATACAACAGAAGGCGGGGGAATGTACGCAACAGCTTCTGGGGGACAAGTCACAGGTTTTGGTGCTGGTGCAGTCGATGATGAAAACGATCTATCCAAAGAATTAGAAGAGTTCAAACCGTCATCTAAATTTGCAGGTGCATTGATTATTGACGACCCGGTTAAACCTGAAGATGCAATATCGGACACTCCAAGAGAAAAGGTAAACCAACGGTTTGAAACAACTATAAGAAACCGTGTAAACTCACGGAATACCCCTATTATAATCATTATGCAAAGACTTCATGAGCATGATCTTTGCGGGTATTTGATGGAAACAGAGCCGGGAGAATGGACTGTCTTATCTCTTCCGGCAATAATATATGAAAATGGCAAGGAGAAAGCTTTATGGGAGTTTAAACATACCATAGAAGAGTTGCATAGGATGCAGAGGGTGAATAGCTATGTTTTTGAAACCCAATATATGCAGAATCCAACTCCTATGGAAGGCTTAATGTATGGAAAGTTTAAGACTTATGAGGCTATTCCGATAACCAATAGAGCAATAAGGAAAAACTATACAGATACAGCCGATACCGGAAGCGATTATTTATGTTCTATTGATTACATCGATACAGAGATAGGGAATTTCATTCTTGATGTCCTTTTTACACAAAAGGAGATGGAATTTACCGAACCGGAAACTGCTAAAATGCTCACTAAAGACCAAATATCCAAGGCAAATATAGAAAGCAATAATGGAGGAAGGGGATTTGCCCGGAATGTAGAGAAACAAATGCGGATGATTGGCAACTCCAAGACTCAAGTAAGCTGGTTTCATCAGTCAAAAAACAAAGAGGTTCGGATCTTTACCAGATCTTCCGAGGTGATGAACCTTACTTATTTCCCTGCTGATTGGGAAAGGAGGTGGCCGGAATTTGCGTCTCAACTGAAAACATACAGGAAGAGGGGGAAAAACGCTCACGATGACGCATGCGACGCTCTTACAGGGACTGTAGAGATGAGAGGTGAGGTAGATGTTCTGTACTACAAGAAAGAGGAAATAGGGGTAAATAATCAAATATTTGTTGAAATACACCCCAATATAAACGGATTGTTTATAATGGTTTCTTATTGCGTTGCTGGCGGAAAGATATTCATGATTGACTGCTTGTTCTCGGATTCGTTAATATCTGCTGACCGACTTATTAATAAAACAGACGGAAATGTACAAATGGAGATTCCCGTAGAGATGAAACATTACGCAGACGATTATAGGAAGCTTATAGATCATGATTTGTGGGTAAGAGAAGAATCAACAGATAAGAAAACTATGATTGAATCGTATAAATCGATTATTAAAACAATCTACTTCCCGGAATCCGATGATTCGTTTTCTGCATTAATCGCTAACATGTCTGATTATGATGGTATTAACAGCTTTGAAGGCATGTATGTATTATCTTGCGTGTGCGCTCGTGCAAAATCTTCAAAAGTGATATAATTACGAATAATAATTATCTATTTTTATTTGGACTAAATAGAAATTATTTCTATATTTGCGGTGAGGATAACAATCCCTTCGTGTGAAGATGCACGGAACCTATAATTTTTATACTATCGGATTTTTCGTTAGTATTTTTGTCCGTAAAGACCTCTTCATTTCGTAGGGAATGGTTATCTCAAATCAGATAATCATTCTTTTTATGTCTAAATTAGGAAATTGGTTTCAAAAAAAAATTAATATATCTGTTCCCTCAATGAGAGAGACAGTAAAAGCTATTGAAAAGGATTCTAATGGGAATTTCTTGTATCTTACCAATTTCTTCTCGCCATCTGGTGACATCAAAAATGATTATAATCTAACCTTGGATAAGGATAAAGCAGATTCTCTTCTTGTATGCACCCCATTCTCTACTGTTATAAATAAAATAGGTTCTCTTTTTGCGAATGGGAGAATATATGTCACAGACAAGGATGGGAATGAGAAAGAGGAATATAATGATATTAGAAAATTACTATCGCGTCCTAACCCACTTCAAACAAGAGCTGGATTCTTTAAAGAGATTGAGATGTCTCTTAAGCTTTTCGGATATTGTCCCATTTTCACTGTAAGAGCAGCAAAAAACTCATCTCCACTCGCAATGTATGTCATACCTGCACAGATATTTCACATGGTTTCTTCCGGGAAACTATTTCGCCAGTATGATATAGAAGATATTGTTTCTAGAGTTTATCTTGAATGGAATGGTTTGCAAGAAGAATTATCCGACGAAGATTATTTTGTAATTTACGATAGTTCTGCAAAAGTTAATGGCTCTAATCAGGATATAGAATTCTCTTCGGTTACAGACTCCCTTTCTATGCCAATTAATAACTGGATTGCAGCAATGGCAGCCAGTTATCAGTTAATTGTAAATGGTGGTCCCAAAGGTATTATTTATTCTGATTATACCGATAAGATGGGTAATCAGGCTATGACACCAGAGGAAAAAGAAATATTGGAATCTAAACTAAAAGAAAAATATGGTATTCTCAATAAATTTCCTATCCTGACGTCAAAGATAAAACTTGGATGGATTCCCTTAAATTATGATGCGTCCCAGCTTAAACTTCACGAAGAGGATAAGCGGTGTAGCAGAAAGATATGCAATGCGATAGGTATTGATTATAGTTTATTTGATGAATCTAAATATGACAACAAAAGCATAGCGGAAAAGTCCGCTTACCAAGGTCTTATTATTCCTGATTCAGAAAAAGTGTCAGAGGCTTTGACAGACGCAATTTGTCCCAAAGGTGTTTTTATAAAGTTGGATTATACTCATATTGATTGCCTTCAGAAAGACAAGTCCGCATCTTCTTCCGCTTTTCAGAAAATGGCTTCTTCTTTAATTCAATTAGTTGAAAAAGGTCAGATAACTCTTGATGAATCCAGGAATGAGCTGGCAAAGTTTATAGATATCGATCCTGATAATCCAAAAGGTGAATTAAAAACTAATAACTCTATTGAAAATGGACAAAACTAATAAATATAGCGGAAGAATGGGGATGCAGTATAAGACATTCTCTATTTATGCAAAAGAAGTAAACTACGACAATGAAAGCCGTACCATTAGCGGATATGCCGCCATTTTTGGGAACAAGGACAAAGCGGGTGATATTCTGATAAAAGGATGTTTTTCCAAGAGCATCCAGGACAGAGGGCCGGAAAGCCCGGCTAACGATAAGATAATTATGCTTTGGATGCATAATATGAATGAGCCTATAGGCCGGATTGCAGTATTAAATGAAGATGAAAAAGGACTTTATTTCGAAGCAAAAATAGATGAAGTCCCGAGGGGAGAACAGGCAATAAAACAGCTCGAATCCGGAACTTTAAACCAATTCTCAATCGGATATCAGTATGTGTGGGAGAATTGCGAATACGATGCGGAAAAAGACGCTTTCATAGTGAAAGAGGTAAAGCTTTATGAAATATCGGTAGTCTCTATCGGTTGCAATGGGGAAACAGAATATTTGGGGCTAAAATCCATAGAGGATGTCGAAAAAGCTTATGAAGAACTAAATACCGAAATATCAGAAGTGTGTTCAGGAATGCCTGCATCCAAACAGCAAAAGATACAAAGAATTATATCAAAAGCAATGTCACTTGCGTCATTCAGGCCGGAGATTCGGAAAGAGCCTACACCTGAAGGAGAGGGAGCCGACATGCACGGCAATAAGGTAAAATCAATGTTTGAAAATTTAAAATTAAAGTAAGTATGGGAAAAGAAGTGAAAAAGGTTGAGTTTAAGGATTTCCTTGATACTAAAGGATTGTCCGAAGACGAATCTAAGGTTTTTGAAGTGTTTTCCAAGGGGTTGGATGACTACATGGAGGCTCTTTTCGACCAGTTTGTTAAAGACGAGATTGATTCTAAGTCTATGAAAGAGTCAATTGAAAATGCAACTAAGGCTATCGATGAACTGAAAAACGAGGTGAAAGGATTTGCTGACAGCAAATCTATCAACGAACGCTTGAAATCATTTGAAGAAACAATCGTCCGGATCAAAGCTGCGACCGAAAAAACAAAGGGAGGCGATATTAGATTTAAGTCTCTTGGAGAACAAATTGCTGATGCCTGCAAAGGTTTTGTAACCGAGATTAACGGAGTCAAAACGATTGATATTGAAGCTCTAAAGAAAAAGGGCGGAGTTAAATTTGATGTCGTAGTGAAATCATCTGCTCCTGTAATGACTACAGGAGGAAGTCCTGTTGCCGGTGGAATTACAATTGACGATCAAATCAGTGTAGCCCCTCGTAAACGTGCTTCTATCCGTGACGTGGCTAATGTAGCAAGTATTTCTACTCCGTCTGTAGTATATGCTGAATTGAAAGATGTTACCGGTGATGCCGCATGGGTTCCCGAAGGAGGTTTAAAACCTTCAATGACAGCATCTGTGGAGACTGTTACCGTTTCTGCCGGAAAGGTAGCTTTGACAGCCAAGGTTACAACCGAAGTCTTACAAGATATTCCGCAATTGGAAAGAGAAATTGAAGCCGAGATTATCAATAAGATTGGCTTGAAAGAAGAAGATGGAATATTCAATGGAACAGGTTCCGGTGGCCAGATAAAAGGAGTTGGTGATTCAATTCCGGCATTCTCTCTAACGGGAATCGAAGTGTCCAAGTCCCCTAATATGTATGATGCGATTGTGGCCGCTTATACTCAAATTGTAAGTGTAAGCAATATGGCTTATTCTCCGAATGCCATTCGTATGAATCCGGTGGATTATGCTAATATGCAGCTCACAAAGAACGACAATGGTGATTATATCCGCCCATTTAAAATTGGGGATGAATTGATTACGGGACTTCGGGTTATCCAAGATCCGAACGTAAAGCTAGGATCTTTCCAGATGGGAGACTTTCGTTATCTATTTATCCGTGATTATGTTGTCCTTTCCATGAGCATTGGTTGGGAGAATGATGATTTCACCAAAAACTTGGTGACTATCTTGGGTGAAAAGAGAATGCTTGCTTATATCAAGTCTCAATATAAGACAGCATTCGTGTCTGACACATTCCAAAATGTGATTACTGCGATAACCAAAAGTGCTTAACGTGTTAAAATGTAAAATATGAAAAGAAGCAGTATTAATAAAGCAAAAAGCGACAACTCTTATAATATGGACTTGTCGGAAGTGTACAAAGTTACATTCCAAAAGGATTTCGGTGCATTTAAGTCGGGGGATGAAACCCACGTCTCCCTTCCGATTGCGATGAAATGGGTAAAGATGGGGGTAGTTTCAGAAACTTCTGAAATAACTTCTGCGGCCGATAAGGCTGGATGCTCTGACCTTTTGAAAAAAGATAAGAAGAAAGGAGAATAAACAATGATTATTGACGGCTCATATTTTACAGGATTGCTAAGTCTCGGCATAATCTGGGATATAGACGATGATTCAATCACAAGAAAAGCAGAACGGGATAATCTCCAATCGTATATCGATTTATACGAGCGAAAGTTCCTCCGAATGGTCTTGGGGAAAAGTATGAGCCGTGAATTCATTGAATATCTTCTATCAGGCAAAAATGATGTCGATAAATGGGAAAAGTTGAAAGAAAAGCTTTCTCGTAAAGGATATAGCCCAATTGCTAATTATGTGTATTTTCACTATGTTAGGCGGTGTGGGGTAGTACAAACTCCGGTAGGGACTGTATATGCCTCTGATGATAAAAAGGCGGATTCAAATCCTCTTTTGATTTCTGCTTGGAATAATATGGTGCAGATGAATGAAGATTTGTATGATTTCCTGGAATCAGATAAGGAATATGACGGCTTTGTCTTTAACACAACTATGCTTGAATTCATAAATGGACTGGGAATATGAAATCAATAAACGACATATTCAGAGATATTGTAAATAATACTGCGAAAATATATGGCAGTAATGTTTCCTATATGTTTGGAGATTGGGAATATATTGCCGGGCAGTTAACAGAATGGAGTCAGTCGCATGAGACGAGTAAACTAAAGTTTCCTATTATATGCCTGTATTCTCCGTATATCGAGGATCGTACATCTAAGATCCCAAACGCCAGTCTTGAATTTATTATCATGGTAGATACTCGGAAGGAGTATCTTAATGAAGAAAGGGAAAGGGTGTCGTTCATCAATGTTCTACGACCTGTTTATGATGCTTTCATAAAAAGCATACTTTCATCTCCGGACATTGTTAATGAGTATAACGGTGTAATTCCTCATTTATATACAGAAAACTACCGATATGGAAGAAAGGGAGTGGAAGCTGACGGTAAACCATTTAGAGATTTCATCGATGCTATCGAGATAAAGAATTTGAATATTAAAATTAAAAATATTAAGTGCTATGGCAACAGAATTTAGAGAATGTGCCGGTATGGCTCAATTTAATACCGGTACTTCAAAATGTTTGCTTGATCCGGGAAAAGTAAAGGCTATTATTCTTACGATGCATGGTTATAAGCTTCCCGCAAATGCTACGGCGGAATTGCTTGAGGCGGCTTGTCATGATGACCGTCCGAATCGTATCTTCCCGATCAAGACAATTATCGAATATGCACCTTCCGGCGGGGAAGCCAACAAGGCGGCAGTCGGATATGGTCCTAACAAGATTACATCGTATTCCGCAAAGGATGATGTTTGGACAGTGGATGAATATGATGCCAGTCTGAAAGCGAATATCATGGCAGCCAAAGGTGTTGCTTTTGATGCGTACTTCGTAGATGAAAACAATGTCGTGTACGGAATGAATGACGGCACCGATATTCTTGCTGGTATTCCTCTTTCCGGTGTTTATCCGGGCGGACAAGACTGGGATTCATCCGGTACGGAGGCTAACCTTACTATTGGGACGATGTTCAAGGATTACGAAAAATACGTGAAGAACGCAGATTATCGTGTATACAAGTTCGATGTTGTGGAAGCCTTGAAAGGACTTGTGTATGTTGAACTCGTAAAACTCGACACAGGAGGAAACAATTATAAACTAAGAGAGCATTTTGGTGGTCTTGATGTTACCTCTTTCTTCGGTGCGGCATTGGCGGAAGGTGCATCTGCTTGCTTTGATGGAGAGGTGTCCGCTGTCAAATTTGAAAATGGAAATTTGGTTATCACGGCAACCGGCACTCCTTCCTTGAAGTCCCCTAAAGTTTTGCAGGAAAACGGTGTGGTTGGTATTGAACAGTGGGTATCATGAAAGTAGAGGGAATCAATTTTGTAGATGAAGAGGTACGGAAGATGAAGAAAAAGGAGTTCATTGCGAAACACAAGGTCTTTTTCTCTGACCGTACGGATTCTGAAAAAGAAAATATCCTCTCTAACATCTACGACAAGATTGTCGGTGTCAGAACTCCTTCAGAGGGTATTATTTAAGTGGTTTGTTTTCAAGAGGGGAGGGCATTTGCCTTCCCTTTTCTCTTATAATTTGCGTATGGCTACAATAAAAGAAGCATTGGATAATGTGACAGCTTTTGTTAATGGGTTTGAAGGAGAGGTTCAACACACTATGGATTCAAACAAATCTCTTGTTAGGGAATTTGTGACAGAGCAGTTGTATTCAGGTGTAAATGGGAATGATAAACCATTGCGACCTACTTATTTGAACGATCCTTGGTTTGCTACTGATGAAGCCGGAAAGTGGAAGAACAATGCAAAGGGGTACGCTAAGATGAAGAAGAGAATAACAAAACCTACTCCCTCTTTCCAGGGGTATCCGGCTAGGGATATTTATACTCCCAACCTCATTATAACAGGGGAATTTTATGATTCTATACGTGTCTCTTCGTCCTCAAAGGGGTTGAAGATAGAAACAAGAGGAAGCGACATAGGACCGGATATAGAAAGGAAGTATGGAAGTGCCATATTGGGAGTAGGAGTGAAGTCCCGTGAATACTTCCTCGAATATGTGCTTAACCCGGCGCTTAAGAATTACTTTTCAAAATTTGGCGTATTATGAGTTGCTGGTGTCAAGGTAATAAACGGCTTGCTTATATAGAGAAAATGCGGGAAATCGCAAAGAAGGCGGCTAAAATGGAGAAATCGGTGTATGTCCTATTCAAAAAAGAGGATGGCAGTATTTGGTATGCAAAAGAGGGAGAAGATTACAAAGGTGTTTTCGTCGAATATATATATCCGTAATACGAAGAATAGGACAATATTCAGGGTGTGTGGTTAGAAAAATCACGGGGGTTATACAAAAAACATAGGAAAAATAGAACAATAAAATACCGTCGAAAGAAAAATAAAATAATTGTTTGACAAATAATAAAAACTTGCTATATTTGTAGTGCGATACAGCTTGGGGAAGCGCATATAAGATATTAAGTATTTCCATAGAGTTGGGAATATATAAACAGTGCCGAAAGATCCTCAAGCGTTCGGTGCTGTTTTTTTTATATTCCTGTGTGTGAAAGGACACACTACGAAAATTGTATGAATGATATTCAGATTTTCAAAAATGAAGCTTTCGGTGAAGTTCGTGTAGCCGGAACAAGTGAAGAACCATTATTCTGCTTGGCAGATATATGTAAGGTGGTTGAATTGACAAATCCTTCATCAATTAAATCAAGATTAGAAAAGGAAGATGTGCAAATGATTGATTTACACGACCTAAACCCGGATATGGAGATTGTGGGTAACTCAATGGCTACATTTGTGAATGAATCAGGGCTGTATGATACGCTTTTACTAAGCAGTAGCAATAAGGTTAGACCTTATAAAAGATGGATTATACACGAAGTATTACCTTCTATCCGCAAGCATGGCATATACGCTACCGACAATGTTATTGACCAGATATTGAATAACCCGGATTTCGGAATCGAGCTTCTCACTAAGCTAAAAGAAGAACGGTCGGCACGTATTGAAGCGGAAAAACAAGTAGCAGTACTAACTCATGTCAATAAAACCTATACATGTACGGAAGTTGCTAAAGAATTAGGGCTTAAATCGGCAATTGAACTCAATAACCGTTTAAAAGAACTTGGCGTACAATACAAAGTTAATCAGACATGGGTACCATACACTAAATACTCTACGCTTGGTTGGTTTGATATAAAGCAAGAGGTTGCTGACAACGGACATATTATCTACCATAGAAAGATTACCGGAATTGGTAGACAGGGCATCATCAATCTGTTGGCAATGTAAATCATAAAGAAAGGGCAGCTTTAAAAGCTACCCTTTCCTGTTGATTGGCGTCAACTAATGTGCCGGACCGAAGCCCCCTGACAAAATCTATTATAATGCTTCTATTTTGGTTTCTTCTTTTAATCCTAAGTATTCATTATCATCTTTTAGCCCTGTAAGCCCAAACGGGGTTTTACGTTCATGCAGACATTTTTCAGTCAAATCATTAACTAGGCTGATAATATGTATAAGTGTCTCGATTGTACACTTATTGTCATCATACACATAATCATCTGCGTTGAGAATATCCTTAATCAAGTTCAGCAACCCAGATGATAAGCCGAACATACCGGCATGGTCTAAAATCTCTTTACCGAACTTTGCCAGTTCGCAAACTTGGTCTGCATTCAGACCTTCAAACTTTTCTCTAATTTCTGAAAATTCCATAGTGATATATTTTTATTAGTGTGATTCGTGTGATTCGTTTTATTTTGATGATTTACAGCATATAAGCTGTATTTTTAGTCGTTGTAAAAGAAGCGTTCGCTCCCCTTACGGAACACCCTATAACTTACGTACAGAGTGCCCAGCACTATTAATAACTCTAACATGGCGGTGTGGTTATGCGGCTGTATTCAGCTCACCTTTTATCTGCTTGATAGCTTTCTTTACATTCCATCCATTCTCATACAAAGCTATAATAAACCTTCTTCCTTTCTCCGTCCAAACGGTGTACGAATTTGTCCCTGTGGAACCGTCCGAACGGGTGAAGGTATTGGTGCGGGTGTCGTGTAGCTTCCATGCGGAATAAGGGGAGTACAGAAGCCATTGCCCAGATTGATAAAATATTATTCCGGCTTCATTCAGTTTCTTGTGTAGTTTCTCCGCAACCATTCCGATTTGTTTGGCTACCTGTGTGGAAGTAAGCGTGTTGACCGATTGCAGGTGGGTGTCGTAGTAGTTGACTTTCGGGGCTGCCTGCTTGATTTCCTTTTCTTGCAACTCGATAGTGGCTTGCTGTTGTTCCGTTTCGGCTTCGAGTTGCTTTAGCCGTTCTTCACGCTTTGCAAGGGTGGCTTGTGCGATGGTGAGGGCTCTTGCCATGATTTCTTCGGGGGTATCGTCCGCTTTGGTGGCGATGTAGCCGCCAGTGGTTCTAACTTCGTGAAGAATTTGTTTTACTCCCTTCTTGAATTGCTTGGCAATTGGTTTACGGGATTGCATGAGGACTTCATATAAGCCATCTTCGGTTAAGAAGTTGTATTCTTTGTAGTTAACTAAGTCCCCTAAGGGTTGTTTAGGGGTGATTTTCACCTTTTCTTCTTCATCTATTGTTTGAAGCATTACGGTGATGTTACTGTGTTCAATACACTCCGCTACTTCTTTGGCTAAGAACAATGGATTTTCTGCCGTTCCATAAACGGTGAATTGGTGTCCGAGCAATTCTGTTTGTTTTAGGACTTGAATCGGATGATTTAGCATAATAATAAAAAATGCGCCTACTACGAGCTGCTAAATCATCCACAGGATTATTTTGGAGGCGTTTCCGTATCTCCACTCGGTAGGCGCAATATCTTTAAAACGATACTACTACAATATGTCTAGGCAAAAAAATAACTCCAATGGAGACCACAGGAGTTTGCCGCCCCTGTGAATGATTTAGCACTGCAAACATACGTATTTATTTTGTAACGGCAAAGAAAAAGCGGGAAATATTTGCGTAAATGTGAATTATAAGTTACCTTTGCCACATGAAAGTAAGAAACGTCATAGCATATAAGCACTATTTCATCGATTTTGTGAAGTCTCTTTCCGAAAAGATGCAGGATAAGGTGGTGAAAACAATACAATATGTCGAAACGCTTCAAATTGTCCCAGAGAAATACCTGAAGCATATTGAAGGTACAAGGGGGCTTTATGAAATCAGAGTGAAATTTTCAAGTGACATAGTACGTGTTTTTTGCTTTTTTGATGGTGAAAAAATGGTCATCCTATTGAGCGGCTTTCAGAAAAAGACGCAAAAGACGCCCCAAAAAGAGATAGACCGGGCTGTTAGGCTCATGCAAGAATACTTTAATGAAAAGGAAAAAGAAAGGAAATGATATGGAAACTTACACTCTTGAGAATATAAAGGATAAGGTTTATGGAGAAATAGGTACTCCGCGCCGGGATAAAATTGAAACCGAACTTTCCAACCTTCGTGTCGGACTTCAGATACGCAATGCTCGTGAAGCAAAAAAAATGACGCAAAGCGAGCTTGCTGGAAAGATAGGAAAGGAACGTTCTTTCATCTCTAAAGTTGAAAGGGAAGGGAGCAACCTTACTCTTTCCACGCTTTACGACATTGTAACAAAAGGGCTTGGGGGTAAATTGAATATAGAGGTACAATTTTAACCATGTTTTAGCTAAAACGGATTAAAGCAGTAGGATATTTGTAGGTTATTTTACTGCATTGTATAACATAAAACACACATATATGAAAAGGGTATTATTTTCGTTTATTTTATCATTTAGTTCACTTTTGATAAATGCCCAAAATGACTATATAATAGAAACTGAAAGAAATAATAAAGTTGTATCCAAAACGAAAGAAGAAGTTTTTGTTGAGGAAAACTTTAAAACCATACCGATGTGCCAATGGGACAAAAGTACAAAATTTATGTTTGAAAGAAACGTGCTAAATAAAAACGAGGCAAATTGGTTGTCATTTATTTCTGATTTAAAATGTAAAGGAAACGTTGATCTAAAGTTTATCGCAGATAAAATATTTTATGTAAATAGAATTTACGAGAAAAAAGTATCATGCCCTAGAGGAAGATGCGTAAGAACTTATATTGAGTTTAAATTTGAAAATAATATTTTTACATATGAGTATTTAGGATCAAAAGAAGAATTGTGCGCAAACTCTGGAAATGCGGGCACTAAAGTTGATTTGGTTTATTTGGGTGATGTTGATATTGCAAGAAAAATTTTGGTGGGTAAGACGATGTACACAACAAGAAAAACAAATGCGAAAAGTTTAATCGCTGGAAGGGTAGGAAAACAATACGATAAAGTTTGTATAACGAGGGTCGGAACAAGTTTAAGAAAAGAAGCACCTGTTAGAATATTTTTTAAAGACGAACATTCTATTGAATATTATGTAGATGTTTATCTATCTAATACCAATCAATATATAGACAAATATTTAATAAATGAATATATTTATTTTCCGTGCGTTTTTTCATTTGAGGACATAAGGCTTAATTATCCTAATATATCAGATGAAATTTGGGAATATATAAAAAATCATGAAGTTAAAATTGGAATGAATAAAACAGAATGCATATTATCAATAGGCAATCCTTCTAATAAAAATTCGGATATTTCTAGTTCGGGAATAGTAAATGAGCAATGGGTGTATAATAGATTATACGTGTATTTTAAAGATGGAGAAATAGACTATATTCAAAACAGATGAATATTATTCATCTGTTTCCGAACTCATTCCCGCCCTTCGCAAGAGGGGCGGTTTTTGTTTCTAATCCCTTCTCTTTTCCTTCTAGTTTACCCCATTTCCAGCTAAAAATGTTAAATAATTAATCTAGTAACAAAAATGTTACTGTTTTATTTGGTAGGTAGTAACAAAAACGTTACTTTTGCATTGTCAAACGGAAAAGAGATCTTTGATAGTATTAATTTAAAATCTTTAGCAATATGAAATTTAGTGAACTGTACAAGATGCTAGAGGAAAACGGATGGGAGAAGAAGAAAGGGAAAAAACATATTAAGTATGTTCATCCTGATTACCCAACGCCCATTCCAGTCGGAAGACACCCTGGCAAAGAGGTTCCTACGGGAACTTTGGAAAAGATTCTAAAGGATTCAGGGCTGAAATAAGCCCTGCTCTTTTAGAGCGTATAATTCCGATTCATATTGCAGCAAGTAGAGTGAAATAATGAAATGTACGTTGATTTAATTAAAAAATTAAATGACTCTATCCAAATGTTTGAACTAATTATCTACTTGCTCGTACATTTCTTTTTTTGATAAACTAACTAATAAAATATGTAATTATGGCTAAAAAGGTTATTAAGGCTGTTATTGAACAAGCTTCTGACGGAGGATACGGTATATACTGTCCTGAATTGGAAGGTGTATCACTGTTTGGATATGGCTTGACCGAATCGGAAGCCAAAGAAGATCTGCGAGACAACTTGGAAATGTTTGTTGATGAGTGTGAAGATGAAAATGTTATTAAATCTTTGAACAAAGGTGATATTAAATTTGATTATCAATATGACATTTCAGGTTTCTTTAAAACTTATAATATCTTTAATGTCAGTGAACTTGCTAAGAAAATAGGTATTAATCCTTCTTTGATGAGAAGATATAAGCAAGGAATAACAATGGCATCTAAAGACCAAAAGAAGAAAATAGAAAAAGAAATACATATCTTAGCAAAAGAATTGAGTACAGTTCAATTTTGATTAAGCATTATCAAGATCTTTTGTTTGACGACATTCTGTACTGGATACCTCGAAAGAGGTGCTTTGGAAAGCCCGATTATATTCGGGCTTTTTTGTTTTAATATAGCTGTTATTAGTGTTCTTCTTCTATCTGATAGCCAGCTAGAAGTTAGTGTTATTGGTGAGAGAAAAGACGGTGCTGAAACTGTTAATAATTAACATTGTGAGGTTAGTGATGGTTAAATAACCATTGAAAATACTCAATTTAGTGATCGTTTGTTGGGTGTTTGATGTTGTTGTTGTATATTTGTGCAGTCAGGAAATACGAATAATCACCTAAAGCACATAAAATTCAATAAATATAGGATATAATTCTATATTTGATAAGTAAAACCAAAAACAAAAAGTCTAGTATGGCACGTCCTATTCAAAACACTCCTACAATTAAAGGAGAAGATGCCAAAAGATTCAGAAAAAGTCTTTTGGAATCTCTGACAAAGAAACTTACGCCTGAAGAAAAGGATGCTAAGAAAAAAGAGATTAAAGAGATGGAAGAAAATTACAATTTATTGGTATCAATTTCAGGTGGAACATTCTATTGATTTTTGGGATTTACTGAAAAATGGAAAAGTTACAGTAACCCAATTAAACAAAGACTATAATTTTAAATCGTTCGATTGCGGGAATACCGATTTGAACGATTTTTTATTTAACGATTCAAAGATATATCTAAAACATCTCCGTTATACTACGACTTTATTAGAAACGGATAGTAAGATTATTGCTTATTACAGTTTAGCAAATGACTTATTAAGTGTTTCTGACCGTCAAGATTTTGCAGATGAGATGCAAGATTGCAAAAATAAGATAGATTTTGATTTTTGGGAAAGATTTTTAAATCAAAAGATGTACCCTGCTGCCAAAATCGGAAGACTTGCTGTAGATAAAGATTTTCAAGATCAGGGTATTGGCACATTTCTTATAAAATCACTAGTTCAAAGTTTTATAAGGAAGAACAAGACTGGTTGCCAATTTATCACGGTTGACGCTATTAATGACAATAGTCAAAGAGCTATTAGATTTTACGAAAATAATGGGTTCAAATATCTAACAGTGGGAGATGTGAATAAAGAATCTAGGCAAATGTACAAATCATTATTAGAATATATAGAAGCGGAGTAACCTCCGCTTTTCTTTTGCCGTTTTATCTTATCTTTATTGATTCTAAATAGCTTGTAAAATTCGCCAATTCTTTTTATATTTGTGCGGAAACTGTGTCAAGTGGCATGGTACTTAATTCGCACGTTATATGGCTAATGAATTAAAAATTACAGATGTAGTCGATCAGGGCGTTTTCGACGATCTAAAGAAACTAAAAAAAGAATTCAATGAAAACTATGCCGCCTATAAGCAATTTATAGAGCTATTGGCAAGTGGGATGAAAACCAGTCCTAAAAATTATCAAGAACTTTCCGATAAATCCAATGCGTATAATAATGCGTTAAACAACCTGATTACTACCCAAAACAAATTGGCATCTATTCAGGAGAGACAGAATAAACTGCTGGAAGACTATGGCAAGAAGGTAACAAAATTGCTGACGTTAAATACATTGCCTAAGCAATTTGATGATCTGACAAAAACCATAAATAAGCTTTCCAGTTCTCTTGATGTGCTTTCTTCTAAATTTCAAAGTACATCCAGCGCACAAAATTCAGCCGCACAAGCCAATCAGTCTTATACGCAATCGGCAAATCAACTGAATCAGGCTATTTCAACTACAGAAGCAAAATACACAGAAATAGTTGATAACATATTAACCTATGATAGCCATGTAACTAAGCTGACGGCAGATACGATTCAGAATAAAATTCGAATAAAAGAGCTTGGCGATGAATTAAAGTCTTTGGATAAGGAGTATAAGAATGGGGCTATTGGAATTACTGAATATCTCAATAAATCAGCCCTGTTAAAACAAAGACAAACAGAGCTGTCGGAGCAAAACAAGCAATATTCCAATTTAATCCGGAATCATTCAGCAGTTATCATTTCAACAGCTAGCAGTTATAATGAGATGAATGCTGCGGTATTAGCTCTTGAAAAAAGGCTTAAGAATATGCCTAAAGATTCATTTTTGGGAGCTGAAGGGCAAAATACTTTACAGCAAATACAGACTTTAAAGAATGAGTTAAAGTCTATGGATGCTCAAATGGGTAACTACCAAAGAAATGTAGGTAATTATACTTCCCATTGGAATGGATTAAATATGTCGGTTCAGCAAGTAGCACGTGAATTGCCATCTTTGGCTGTCGGATGGAATACTTTCTTTCTTGCAATATCCAACAACTTGCCAATGCTTGCCGATGAATTGAAGAAGGCAAGAATAGAGTATCAGGCAATGCAGGAAGCCGGAGAAAAGGGTATCCCTGTATGGAAGCAATTAACCAAATCTATTTTCAATTGGCAAACAGCTTTGGTAGTAGGTATTACTTTGATTTCTGTATATGGAAAAGATATAATGAATTGGGTATCTAGCTTATTTAAAGGGGAAAAAGCCGTATTAGAAACCGTAAATGCCACTAATCAATTCCATGAAGCTATGCGGAAAGGCGTGTCTGACACTGTAAAAGAACGGACAGAATTGAAATTATTGTATGATGCTACTCAAGACTCCACACGGTCTATGAAGGAGAGAAAAGCTGCAGTTGATGAACTCCAAAAACGATATCCTAATTATCTAGGAAATATCAAAGATGAGGATATTTTAGCTGGGAAAGCATCAGATAGTTACAAAGCATTAACATCTGCATTAATAGAAAATGCCCAAGCAAGAGCCGTTGAAGAAACAATGGTAGAAAATAGCAAAAAGGCTCTTGAATATGAAAACAAAATGAGATCTGCTCTCGTTGATCGTTACCAAATACAAAAAGAAATAGATAAATTAGAGGCAGAAGGTCCCAAAATAGTTGTACAAAGAGGGGGAGGGGCTTATGATGAAAATGCGCTTGCGCTTGTTGGTTTAAGAACTAGACTTGAAGAAGCGGAAGAAAGAATGAACAGTTATAAAAAAACAGCAAATGATTTTAAAAGAGCAAATGAAGGATTAGCTGAGAGCATCAATATTAATAATTTATTAGCTTCGCCTACAGATAAAGGTAAAAAATCGGCTGACGAACAAGCCAAATACCAAGAAGACATTGCTAAACGCCTTTCCGATACCCGTATTTCCCTTATAGATGACGAGTATGAAAAAGAAAGAGCGTTGGCGCAAAAGAAGTATGAGGAAAATATAGCATCTATCAAAGGCAATTCAGAAGAAGAGAATAAGCTAAGGGCTAATTATGAAGAAATACTTCAAAACGAGTTGTCGGCTATTGACAAAAAATACTTGGATAAAATAGACGAAGAAGAAAGGAAAAGGGTAAAGGATTCTGTTAAGAATCAATTGGAAGAGAAGCAACGAGAATATGCAACATTAGCTATTGTGGCTTCTCAAAATATGCAAAAAGAGATTAATGACGAATTAGAGCGATACAGGCAGGGAATCATTTCTAAAGAACAATACGAAAAAAACAAAGCTGAAATAACTCAAAAATACGCTCTTCTAGAGGCTCAAAGAGCGATCGATCTCCTCAAAGAGCAAATAGAGATTTCCGGTCTATCCGATGAGGAAAAGTTTAAAATAAAAGAAGCTCTAGCGAAAGCTGAAATAAATTTATCCAATAAAGTGCGTGAAACTAAGGAAAAAAATAGGGATAAGGAAACGGAAGATGAGAAGAAGTATTGGGCAGAGTTGGAGGCTTCATTACAGCATTTGGAAAATGTCAGCAATAATGCAGTAGATGGATTAGGCACGTTATTTAGCGGGTTAATGAGTATAATTACAAAAGTTGTCCGTGATGGTAAAATAGAAATTGAAGATTTATTAGGTAGTATCAGTGCAATATCGGAGGGGCTAACTTCTATCATGGTTGGAATGTATGACCAACAAATAGAGAAGATAGAAGAACAACAGGAAAAGAACGAGGAAGCTGGTGAAGAAGAAAAAGAGCGCATTGAGGATTTGGTAGAAAGTGGGGTTATAACTAAAGAAGAAGGAGAAGCTCGAAAACGTGCTGCAGATAAAGCAACAGCAGATAAAAACAAGGAATTGGAAAAGCAAAAAGCCGAATTGGAGCAAAGGCAGGCTAAATGGCAGAAAGCGAACTCCATTGTACAAACCACTATTGCCACATCTCAGGCAATAATGATGGCTTTAGCGCAGGCCGGACCTATTGCCGGTGCTGTTCTTGCAGCTGTAATCGGTGCCATGGGAGCTGCCCAAGTTGCAATGATTGCCGCCCAGCCAATCCCCAAGTATGCAAAGGGAACCGACAACCATCCCGGAGGATTGGCTATTGTCGGTGATGGAGGTAGACAGGAAGTGATTGAAACGGATAATGGTGCCTATATCACTCCGGCTGTTCCTACATTGGTAGATATTCCAAAGAGGGCAAGGGTTATCCCTAATTTGGTGGATTATCGCAAAATGTCTTTGCACTCTGACGCTCTTATGTTGGATAGGCAAAGGAGAAGTAATGACGGTGATCCGGTGATTGTTAACGTTAATAACGATTATCGTAGACTCGAAAGGAATACGGAAGCAACCAATGAAGGAATAGCAAAATTAAATAGGACATTCCGCAAAATGGCTAGGGCTTCCCAATACAACCGTTTATCAAGCAGAATTTGAGTTTAAATTAAATCATCGTATAACATGCTATACACCGACCTAGACAAAATCCCCCTAGATACATTCATAGATGTATTCACAGGAGATAAGAGCAAACTAATAATTAAGGGCAGACATTCCGATGAAGAACTGTCCGAACAATCGGAAAAACTTGTCACAGAATATGTGGAAATAATCGGAGGCGCTTCCTTCCTGTCGGAGATGTCAAAAAGAAACAATATCATCAACCTTCACATAAAAATTGAGTGTATGAAAGGCGTTGAGGTTATGATTAAAAACAATGATTGGGAAGCTGCTATGCGGATACTGTCAGATTTCGGATTCAAGTACTTCCCCTCCGAACATGATAAGATACGTAAAAAAGCTGCTTCTATTCTTTCTATGAGTAAATATTTGCTCGAACGTACAAATGCTAAGGAAAAATCGGAAAGTGCTGTAAAAATGGATAAAAACTACTTTGTCCGTGAACGTGTCGCTGTGATGGCTCATTATGGAATGCAAATCCGGAAGAATGAAATTAGCGCAAAGGAATATGCCTTCATGGTAAAACGTATGTGTGAGGATATAAAATCAATGAATATTCATAAGAAAAAATAGCCATGTTTAAATGTGAGCTTTTGATTAGAGAAAAAAGGTACGATGTAACCGATGATTTGAAAAATTGGGATGATTTTGAATTATCACAAAAGAGGTCTAATTATGATGGAGTGGTACGGTCATATTCTACGAGTTTTGAATTTGTGAATAATGCTTTTATTCTTCTGAAAAAGGAATATCGGTCTAGGTATATGGAGGCTTCTGCTTCTGTTATATTCTCCTTGAGAAATAATAATTGGGAGTATGACGAAGTATTCCGGTGCGCACTTGATTTTTCTACTTATTCAGAAGATGGTTACGTCGTTTCTATTAATGCTATTGATAATACGCTAGCCGCTATTATCAAAGCTAAAAAGAGTATTCAGTATGAATATCCTATATCTGACATTCAGATTAGAAAGCTAAATTATGACGGGCTTAAATTTCAATATGAAGGCAAATATACACTAGGTGCAAGATCATTCGAGGATGGAACTCAATTTATAAGTATCTATACATTGAATACTAATGTAAGTTTTTCTATGCCTTTGTATAAAATGAGTAATAGTGAACTTCCCTCACTTAATTCTCCATTACTATTTGATGACCCACCGATGGCAGATGGGGCAACTTTAAATAATGCAAAACCATTTTTAAACGCATTATCTGATATCCATATTGATTTGAAATTTAGGACGGATTTGTATGCAACAGTTTATAGTGGATGGATTGAAGTAATTCGTTTAACATTTGGTATTAGAGGTACAGACGGGACAATTGTAAAAGAAGTAACCTATGAAGGCAATCAAGGATATCAATATATAGATGAAACAATACCTATTGATTTGCAAGGTGGGCAATCTGTATGTTTTGTAATGATGGTAAAATTTAGAGATAATAGTGAGTTAACAAACAGAGCTGATATTGTTTTTCCTAAATTTTCGATTAATATCAATTTTAAGTCCAGAATAAATATTCTGAATATTGACGTTATATCTCCCACAACCGTATTGAACAGTCTTCTTAAAAGCATGACTGATGGCAGTGATGAATACAAAGGATATTTTAATTATGGTATGCCCGATGGTTCGAGAAACTTGAAATTGGAAAGGACATACATCATGGCTGCTGAAAGCGCCCGTGGACTTCCAAAAGCAAAAATATACACTTCGTATAAGAAGTTCTGTGACTGGATGGAAGCGGAGTTCGGATATGTGCCAGTCATAAGTGGAAATGAGGTGACGTTTACCCATCGTGATAATTTGTTCGCAAATACGGTAGTCAATGAATTAGGGATGGAAATCAATGACTACGAGTTGGCTGTCAATGATTCATTGATATATTCTTCGGTAAAGGTAGGATATGATAAGCAGGATTATGACAGTGTTAATGGACGTGACGAGTTCCGGTTTACCAACGAATTCAGCACCGGCTTGAAACTGACCGACAATACCCTATCCTTGATCAGTCCGTACCGTGCTGACGCCTATGGAATAGAGTTCTTGGTTCAAAAGAGAGGAGAGGATACTACCGATAACGATAGTGATAATGATGTTTTCTTTGTGGAGTGTGACAATTCGGTTCCGGTGGATCAGCCGTTACTTTTATACAGGCCTTATTCGGCAGACCAGCTTTCCGGTCTGTTGAGCCCGGACACTATGTTTAACCTTAATTACTCCCCACGCTTCATGTTGGAGGCTAATAAGGAATACATTGGAGCCTGTACCGGCATGCTTAAATTTGCATCTTCTAACGGAAACAGTGATGTATCCATAGATGGAGTAAGGGAAACGGATGATCTGTTAATCCCGGAACGCCTGTTTACAGTCGGGGAAGTCAACATAAAGACCAGCGACATAGATGTTCCTTCAGATCTGACCGGACTTGTAAGGTTCACGAATCAAGGCGAGGCGATAACGGGATATATTAAGAATCTTTCGTTGAATATAGCCAAAGAAAAAGGGAGTACCTACACGCTGATTGTGAGAGATATAAAAAGTTGATAATCCGTTGCATTTATTTACAAAAAAATAGTATATTTGCGGTACAGTGTCATGTGGCACTCTGACCCAATTAAGAACGAAAAGACCGTATGATTAAAACAGGAGACATTTGCCCATTGTTCTTTAACCCTTTAAAGAACGAATTCCAACAGGATATAGACTATATCCAAAAATTCTACACTACAGATAAAATATTGATCCAAATCTTCTCGGATGATTATAGTGATGTAGTATCAGCTGCTATCTGTGATAATATTACCAATGAGGATAATGATATATTATTGGATGAATATAGAGTCAATGATACTACACGTCTATTTACAGCGAGTATAACAGGTCTGAAAGATTCTGTATATACTTTGAAGATTCGGGAGGATAACTCCGACACTAACATAGTAAGCGAACCTTTCTCTGTTTGTTCGGATCCTATGCTTTTGCAGGAAACTTGTTTGATCAAATATTCCAATAAAGATAATAATTCAAGCTTTGACAATCATTTTTGGGTTGATGGAGTACAGCAATACTTTGAATTCAGAGTAGAAGGAGGATTCAAGCCGGGAGGGGTTTCCCAGAAAGTTGATAATGAGCAGTTCCGAACCCAACAGCAGAAAATTATAGAACTTTATTCCGTTCCTTACGATACTTATACTTTCACGTGCGGGAATGCTTCAGGTGTTCCGTATTGGATTATCCAATTTATAAATAATATACTTTCTCTCTCATATTTTGACGTGAATGGAGAATGCTATGTGCGATCCGGCAATTCCAGTCCGGAGAAAACACAAATTTCCGAAGACGGACAAATGTTTAATATGACTATACTTCTTGAAAAAATGGGAATGTCGAGAATTAGTACAAATGGATCGTCGACGAGTAAATTCATTATCTTAAATACTCCGGAGTTGTTAACTGTTGATAGACCATCTTTGCTTTTAAGCAATGAAGATGCGAATAATATAAAGAAGCTTTACTACGATGGAGGGTATAGTAAAATGCATGTACACTATGGCGGAGAGTATACGGCCAATTCAGGATTGAATATCCCTATTTCCATTTATAGTCCGTATTTTTTGGATAATGATATTCAAGTTGGTTCCTGGATGAAATTGTCTTGGATAAATCCGGATGATCCTTCTTCAATATGTAGTATGACACTTACAGTCCAGAATGATTATTCCATAGAGGCGGGTATCCCAACTGAAACTAAATTGGCATTAAAATCAGACTTGTCATTATATGCCTTAGCCGACCTCTCCAATGCCATGACTGTATCACTCGGTCAGAACGGTTATGCTAAGTTTAATAACGGTCTGCTGATACAATGGGGATATTTTAGCGCCGGTGCTTCAAATAATCAGTCTATAAATTTCCCAGTATCTTTTAAATCCTGTTTTTCCCTAGCTTTTTCTAGTTCTACGGATAATACGGATAATTCTATATGGTCTGTGAATTATGCAGCTATATATGCTTCATATTTTACGGTTTATAGAAGATATGCAAATGCGGGAAGTGTATCCCCTTCTTCGCAGTCATTCAGATGGATAGCAATAGGAAGTTGGAAATAATTAATAAAGAATAATTATGGAACAAAAAATGTATTGGAAAAACGGATTCTACGACACACCCCAAGAAGGTGCAATAGAGATTACGAAAAAGTATTGGCAAGAATTATTAGACGGTCAATCTGCCGGAAAGCTTATTGTTACCAATGATGAAGGGTATCCTATACTGGTCGAGCATGAACATACGATTGACGAACTGAAAGAGATGAAGATAGCGGAAATCAACGCCTATGACAAGTCGGATGCCGTCAACTCTTTCACGCTTGCCGGAAAACAGATATGGTTAGACAAAGACACCCGTGTTGGGCTGGTCAACTCAATCGGTATCGAGAAAGAATCCGGACGGATGAATACCACGCTTTGGTACAATGCCGAGAAGTACGTTATCCCGGTAGATGATGCGCTGGCTATGCTCAACCGGCTTGAATTGTACGCCCTTGACTGCTACAATGTGACGCAATCCCATATAGCGGCTGTGAAAGGTTTGTCTGATGCCGGACAAGTGGAAGCCTACAATTACAAAACCGGATACCCGGAACAGCTCAATTTTGTATTATAAACTCAAAAACAGATAAAGCTATGATTCTATTAGTACTATTATCATTCATTCTCATCGCAGGCTATGTTTATGCGATGATTAAGAAAGGGAAAGAAATCCCTTATTCAATCAGTGCCACCTATTATGCGCTGACACACAAATTTTGGTTCGCTCTGTGCATGATTGGCTCCGGTGTTCTGCTTCTTCCGGCAGCATTTGAATCAAGTACGGAGAACAGCCAGTTTCTTGTATTCCTTTCGGTTGTCGGTATGGTTGTGCTCGGTGTGTCTCCCAACTTCAAATCGGAGCAAAAGGTTCCTCATGCAATAGGTGCCGCCATGTCCTTAATATTCTCCCAGATATGGGTAGGCTGCAACAGTTGGTATTGGCTTCTGTTATGGTCGGGATTCATTATTTACATGGTTGTCTCCATGAAGAAGCATTGGACGGGTAACTTCATCTCCGATTTCATAAAGAGAAAGCCGATGTTCTGGATTGAGGTAATTTCATTGTTGACCGTTTATCTTACTTGTCTATGGTAAAGGGGCAGTTAACTCGTACAATCAGCTCATCCGTATTTTTCGGTGAGCTGTACGCTCTGATGTGGAATATGAGATGGCTCATGCTCTTTATCTTAATCCTTATAATCGTGGATATGTGGTACGGAGTAAGCAAGTCCATCAAGCGTGGCGAAGAGTTCCGGAAGAGCCGTTGCGTCAAACGCTTCCTGCTTAAATGCGGTGATTATATCTGCCTGCTGATACTTGGTGCCGTTCTTGGCAAGGCTATCGGTGAGCCTTTGGGAGTTTCCGCATTGGTTGTTTCTGTGATAGTTGTCCTTATCGGTTGTCTGGCGGAGCTTGAAAGTATTAAATCCAACTATTGCGAGACAAAAGGAATACACAAGGATATTAATGTGTTTAAGCTTCTGCTTGTATTGATTGGATTTAAGAGCAGGGAGTTGGAGAAAGCGATTGAGGAATCTATAACGGATAAGAAGAAAGACAATGAATATGATAAATAAAATATATAACGAAGACTGCCAGGAAGGAATTAAACGCATTCCTGATGCAAGTGTAGACTGTATTCTAACAGATCCACCGTATTTGTATTTAAAAGGGCAAAAATTGGAGCGTCCGTTTGATGAACGGTCCTTATTCCTTGAATTTGCACGTGTCTTAAAACCTAATGGATTTGTGGTTTTGTTCGGGAGAGGCACTTCATTTTATCGTTGGAACACTATTCTTTCCGAATTAGGCTTTTCTTTTAAGGAAGAAGTTATATGGAATAAGTCATATATAACATCTCCTCTATTGCCTCTATTGAGGGTTCATGAGACTATTAGTATACACTGTGTAGGAAAAGGGAAAATAAATAGATGCAAAGTACCTTATATAGAGGCTAAATGTAATGATATAGATTCGATATTAGCGGATATAAAGAGGTTGAGGAATATACTTCATAATCCTAAATCTTTAAAGGAAGTGGAAAATTTTCTTATCAACAATACAGCTTCTTATAAAGAAAACAAAAAGCATGGATATCATGCAACTGCTCAAACTGGGTTCATGGGAGAAGATCGATGCGCTGCTGTATCTAGGGCTATGACAAATGGATGTACAGAGAGAACAATAATAAGGACTGATTTATATAAAGATAATAAATCCAATAAAAACAACCTTCACGGTGATATGATGATAGGTGACAGGACATGTAATGTCATGTCTTCAATGGAAGTCGGTGCAAGTGAAAAATCGATAATCAAACAAGCACGTGACCATTTTAGTACTATTCACCCTACCCAGAAGCCGGTTAGGTTGATTGAACGGCTATTAGCATTAGTCACGCAACCAGGTGATGTTGTATTAGATCCGTTCTCTGGAAGTTGTTCTACTGCTGTGGCTTGTATTAATACCAATCGAAAGTTTATTGGTTTTGAAATTGATAAAGAGTATTACGATGCAGGCATTCATAGGATTAATGAAACTTTGAAAGATTTAAAACTAGTAGTATGATAAATAAAATCAGCGCATTAGCCAACAAGCTTCTATCCAAGATCGGATTAGATGGCATGGCTCACATTATAGTGTGCCAGAACTTGGTAATGTGGCTATCAAAGTTTACGCCTTTATGGTTGGCAATCATTATAACTGTCGTGATCTTCATCCTGAAGGAAGTATACGACAAGTACTACAAGAAAACAGAGTTCTCAATTAAAGACATCATCTGTGATTGCGTGGGTCTGGCGTTGGGAGTATTAACATTGATATTATAGGAGGAAATAAATATGAGTTTACCAAGAGGGCTAAGAAACAATAATCCGGGCAACATCCGCATCACAAAGGACAAATGGCAGGGATTGAGAGAAAAGCAGGAAGATAAGTCGTTCTTCCAGTTTACGGAAATGAGATGGGGCTACCGTGCCCTTATCCGCACTTTGCAGAACTACCGTAATAGACACGGCTGTCAGACGGTGGCAGATTTTATCCACCGGTGGGCACCGGAGAACGAGAATAATACAGCCGGATATATCAGCCGTGTATGCAGTGAAATGCAGGTCCCTAACACATACGTCCCGGACATCAACGACAAAGCGACCATGTGTGCTTTCGCTGCCGCTATCTCACGTGTAGAGAACGGTATTCCGGCTGTCATGGCAGACATAGAAGCCGGATGGGAATTGTTATAAATTAAAATAGGAGGAACAATCATGGCATTAAAAGATATTACATTCAATCAAGTAGTAGAAGGCAAGTATGTAAGCGACCCTATACAAGTAAATCAAGAAAGCATTGGCTTGCAGCTTGAATTTGAAAAGGGAAGCACATTGTGGGTTTATATCAGTTACGATGGCGAAAAATTCCAGTCGGTAGAATCCCGGTTGTGTGGTAAGGTTTTCGCCCGCCCTATCGTTGGTCTAAAGAAAGGTCAATATATCAAACTCGAATCTACACAACAGCCCCTCAAGGCTCAATACTTTGAATCTGAAGAATAATGGAAGCGATAGGATTAAATCCGATTAGGCTTGACCGGATAGGGCTTGATCCTATCCGCGTCAATGCGATTAAGTTGGGAGCTCCGGGAGCAGCTTCCGGTTCCGCCCGTCCTTACATAGACCCGGAAGTATTGGCTTCTTTGGTTGCCGTATGTATCTGTGACGGCAAGAGCAACGACGACCCTGACAGGGCTGTAATCAAGAACTTGGTGGACCCTGACAATCCGTTTGTGATTAGCAATGCGGCTTACGAAGGCATGTCAGGCCATAATGGTTATCCTGTTGTGTTTGGTGCTAATAAAACTTGGAAACAATTACCGACTTACAATTCTATATATAGTATTAATGATAATAAAATACATATTACTAAAGTATTAGGTGCGAATAGAGGTTTAATATTTAGTTATGTAAAGCAAAACGACCAATTATTAGATATAACAGAAATACCTTCTTTTAAAATTAAAGTAAGTGGTTTGAAAGGAGATAGTAAGCTAAGATATTCATATATAAAAACAGAAAATGCAGTTTATCAAAATTTATTAGACTTAGACAATGGTATTCACAAATTACCTAAATCTCTTCGTCCAACTGATTCAATTGTTAATGAATCATGGATAGGATTTACAATAACTCCTATTGCAGAAAATGAGATAACCTTTGATTGTGATATTACTATCGAAGTTCTTCCTGAATATGAAGGTGCCTTCGTCACTGACGGTAAAGACGACTTAATCACTTCCACCAAGACGGTTAAGGAAATGTTGGGAGGAAGCAATGAGGTTACCGTGGTGAGTATGATTCATCAGATAGGGTTTATATCTTCTCGAAATTATGCAAGAAACAACTATTTCATTCAAGGAAATGATTTCTTAACAAATACTATTAGCGCAATAGGTAAAATAGGTATATATGGATATAAGGGAAATTTATGGTTCTTCGTCAAATTTGGTGGTAATCTCTTTTTTATTTCACCGGTCTTCTTCTTTCTTAATCCTATTAAAAGTTGTAGATATGTTTGCTTTTTAGTAACTTTAAAGACACCACATCA